ATACATATGTACACATTGCTAATGGAATGCGCGAACGGTAGTGTGGCGGAATGGAATGCGCGAACGGTAGTGTGGCGGAATGGAATGCGCGAACGGTAGTGTGGCGGAATGGAATGCGCGAACGGTAGTGTGGCGGTGAATTATTCGCCACCTCCAGACATAAAGTTATGTAACAGTACATCTTTATTCGTATTTTTCACTTCACCTGTCAAAATAGCATCTTCATACATTCTACGTAATACATCAGGCGGCGCATTTGAACCAATCTTAAGAAGGTGGTGATCATATAAATATTTCCTAATTTCGCCAATTGTTTTCTGTTTAAGAGTCAAGTGTTGGCTTTGAATATGTCGTTGTGTCTGTTTATTTTTCAACAACACACCGACAACGTCATCATGTTTTCCAATACGAAAACGTTTCTTTTTTGTTTTCCGTATTTTCACACGCATACCTGCAACTTGAGAAGGATCGATTCCACTCGATCCTCCATTTAGCCCGTTGTTACTTTGTGTCACACTATCACCTCCGCCACTTTGACTATTTTCTTCATTTGAAGAATTAGAGGGGTTAGCACTATCACCACCGAACATATTTTTTATAGCATCAACTGGTTTATGTAACATTTTCGTTGCCCATTCACGAAATGTCGGTTTTGTTCCATTTTTGAGACAACCGTGAGGTGGATCTTCCTTTATAAAAATAGAAGGCAAAAAGTCTTCTGGTTTTTGAGGAATATGCATTGGAGGTTCAGATGTAGGCTCTTTCGGTGGTTCATCGGATGAAGCCGCAATTGTATTATTATATATATCTGCCAAGTCTGTTATTTTTGGAGGAGGTGTTTCAGACCCAGTTGATGATCCAAATGAGGGTGGTATTGAAGGCATCGATGGCGTCGACATCGGCATTGTTCCGAGATGAATGGTAGGTTCAGACACTGCTGCTGGTATTACATTCGCGCTAGGTATCATCGGAACCACTGGTAATCCTAATAAACCAGTGTTTGTAAGAATCTCGCCATTCGTTAATGTTTCTGATACCTGGTTCAACATTTTTGCTTCTGGGGTTTTTGCTTCAGGTAATCCAATTGCAAAATCAGTGCGTTTTTTTTGTGTTCGTTGCTGTTCGCGACGTTTCAATGCAAGTTTTCGTAAAAAATCCATTGACTGTGAAAAATTATCGTCTCCTTTATGACTTGGAATGGAGCTCGACGATGAAGCAGAATCTGCTGCTGACGCTGTAGCCGCCCCCGAATTTCGATCAGAATCATCTTGTGTTCTGGACCGTTCTCGAGTAATGTCTTCTTTAGTGTACTTGGTTGGACAATCGAACTTGGTCTAATTTTACGCTCACCAGAACCGCTAGTACGTTTTGTACGTCGTTTTGAACTACCACTTCCAGCTCCTCCACCGATCAAGGATGCAGAATCAATTGTTATACTCTTTCTTTCGCTACTCATTTACAATGAAGTATTTTACCTTGAATGGTATAGTATCTTATATATAACTTATAAGATACTACGAATATATAATATTCATAAATATAACGTCTTCATATACGGTCCGACACCTCGCTCTTTTCGTTCTTTCACTTCTGGATTTTCGATAAAAAGCTTGAACCCATTTTCTAAATCGTCTAGTGTTATAATCTTCTTTTCAGAATCAGGAAGACAGAAAACACGACGACTATGTGCGATTTTCGTTTTCGTGAACAACGTTTCCATATCACGACCATATGTTGTAAAATAGTCCATTCGTGTTGCAAACCATGATTCGGGTATTACAAGTCCATTGTTTGCTCCACCTGTCGCGATTGTCCAACCATAATCGCGCACCTGTTTTTCGTAGATGGATTTTAGTTCATTCGCTTTATATGGATCTAATTTGAATCGCCACGTAAATCGTGAATTTAACCCTTCATTCAAACTGAAAAAGCAATCGTTGAGCTCCTTTTCATAACCTGCAATAATCACCATCCAGTTATGTTTGTGTTCACTCAATGCCTCGCATAACGTATCCACACACTCTTTCGCAAAACTGTCGCGTTTTTCCGAATTTCCGAGTGAATATGCCTCATCGATAAATAAAACACCACCGAGCGATGCTTTAATCATGTCTTTCGTTTTCATCGCGGTTTGCCCTAAATACCCTGCAACAAGATCATTTCGACTAACCTTTTTGAAGATTTTCTTATTCAATATACCAAGATTACTGAAAATTCGGCCAATGATTTTCGCAACTTCGGTTTTACCTGACCCAGGTGGCCCGTATATCACAGTATGCATAAAATCACCTTTTGTTGGGAGTGCGAAATCATCGACACCTCCACCCGATGGAGGCCATGGAGGAAATTTGGAACTCATTGGTTTAAATTCTGGAGCGGATGTTTGAAACATTGGAAATGGTGAAGGATTTGACGTTGCGAAAGGATTAGTCATAGGTTGACTGTCTTTATTTGTTTTACTGGCATCACTTAGATCGTTCAAATGAACATTATTATCGTTGTTACTACTGTCTTTGTCTTTGTCTTTGTCTTTGTCTTTGTCTTTGTGATTCGACTTTGTTTCTGGAACGTGAAGTTCTTGTAAGTAATATAAAATCTGATCCACAATTGTCTTTTTGATGGTATCCATTCCGATCATGTTCGATAAATCAGTCAACGGTTTACGAATTGCATGAATTGCTGACATATTGATATTATACCTTTTTGTATCGGATATAGGATATTTATCACAAAGAGCGATGAGATCATCGATGTGTTGAATATTTTCACGAATTTCAATAAATTCTGGCTCAGGTGGCGTCGTGACCACCGCCGCCGCCGCTGTCGCAAGTGTCGCTGTCGCGCTTTCATTTGATGGTGTAGTTATCGTTTGTGATTGCATTGGCGGTTTAATTTGAATAGGAAATAACGATGTCCAAAAATTAGGAATAAATGGTTGCGTCGAAAATAAGGATGGTTGCGAAGGAACAAATGGCATGAATGTCATGTTCATAAACGGATTTTCAGAAGTTGTAGGCTGAATGGTCTTTGACGATGACGACGACGACGACGACGACGCAGCCGTACTATTATGCTTATCTTGTTTGGTCTGTGGTGTAAATTTGTAAATACCATTATCATCTACAAAAGAGTAAGGCGTTTTTGATTTATGAAAATAATTATGAAGTTGTTGTTCCATAATCGATACTTGTTTTTCATTCTCAATTCGTTCTTTTTCATAATTTTTGAGGTTGTCTTGTATGGATGGCGGTGTCGGCAGTGGATGTTTCGGTTCTGGCTGTTTATGATTATTGTTTTGATTTGCATTTGTGGACGAATGATGGTAATACCAACGACGTTTTTTGCGTGGAGGATGAGGAGGAAATGAAGAATTACGATTAGTGGTATTACTCATTGAATAAATCTGTGAGACAGTATCGGCTAATAGAATATCAATAATACGGTTTATATTCTATTCCATTTATGACATGTTATCATTTGAAAACAACATAAAAATAAATTGAAAATACAATATAGTTTACCCCGATATACAACAATCAGGGTCAATTCAAATCAATTCATTTCATTCTTGTTATTCGAAACGATGCCGAAACTTGTACGCAAACAACAAATAGAAGGTACTACTACAATTACCGGACCAGCACCAGCACCACCAGCACCAGCACCAGCACCAGCACCAGCACCAGCACCGGCAACAACCAATGAGACCAATAACAATAATGAAGATCATCCTACATATGAAATGCTTAATCCGAGGTATGCAAACGAACACATTCATAATGGACATACCATGACGACGACGGATGAATGCGACGGCGAGAATCACGCTGCGAAAAAACTGAAAAACTGTATCGGAAGTTATATTGAAGAGCCCTGGACGATTATCGGTTCGTACTTTGAAGGAAAACATCTCGACCAACTTGTCCGCCACCAGATCGAATCATATAACGATATGGTGAATGTTCAGCTGAAACGAACGGTCGATATGTTCAACCCCGTTCGAATTGTGTCCGATCAAGACTACGACAAGGCATCACATACGCACAGATTAGAAATCGAAGTCTCATTTGCAAATTTGTACCTATCTCGTCCACAGATTCACGAAAATACGGGTGCAACAAAAATCCTGTTTCCTCAAGAAGCTCGACTTCGCAATTTCACATATGCTTCAATGATGACAGTGGATATGGCAGTGAAGTACATTGTTCGCGGAAATCCAGGCGCTTCTTCCTCTTCAGTCGGAGCAGTCGGCGGATCTGTTTCGGGTAGCGCAAATGGCGGAGATATCACAATTCATCACAAAATCTTCCCAAAAGTTCAAATCGGAAAACTGCCAATCATGTTGAAATCGTGCATCTGTGTTCTGTCGCAACATAAACACCTTGATCATAATGTAACTGGAGAGTGCCCTTATGATGCAGGTGGTTATTTCATCATCAACGGCAGTGAAAAAACCGTACTAGGACAGGAACGCGCAGCAGAAAACAAGGTGCTTTGCTACAATGTAGCCAAGAACAATACCAAGTTCCTCTATGTTGCAGAAATCAAGTCCATTCCTGATTCGAAATGTATCTCACCCAAACAAATAAACATGATGGTTGCAACAAAACAAAACGGTTTCGGACACCCACTCGTGATCCAGATTCCAAGAATGAAGCAACCGATTCCTCTCTTCATCGTGTTTCGTGCGCTTGGTGTCCTATCCGATCGCGAAATATGTGAATACATTGTATACAACATCACGGGGAATGTTACCGATCTCGAAACGTCAGCGTCGATGATGACAAGTACAACTGATCATAGTGCAGGAATCTCAGATAAATTATTAAAAGCTCTTCAAGCATCCATCATTGACGCAAATGGCATCATGACACAGGAGGAAGCCGTGCGTTATTGCACATCACAAGTGATTTTCACCCCGATCAATATGGACAAAGAGACAGGCGCAGCGAAGAAACGCGAATTCGCACATGAAGTGCTGCACAATGATCTTTTCCCTCATTGCAATACTGCCCAGCAACGCATATTCTTCCTTGGATATATGGCGCATAAATTGCTGTGCGCCTTCTTTGAAATCAACAAACAAGACGACCGTGATTCGTATTTGAACAAGCGTGTTGACCTTACTGGCGCACTTTTGAATAACCTCTTCCGAAACTATTTCAATAAGCTCGTGAAAGATATGTCGAAACAAGTTGTCCGTGAAATCAATACGGGATCATGGCGTTCTACCGAGGACTATTTGAATATCATCAATGATACGAATATGTATAAGATTATCAAATCCACTACCATTGAAAATGGACTAAAACGTGCGCTTTCTACTGGTGATTTCGGTATTAAGAGTATGACGAGCAACAAGGTCGGAGTTGCTCAAGTGCTGAACCGTTTAACATATTCGTCCAGTCTTAGTCATCTTCGTCGTATCAATACTCCGATCGATAAGAGCGGCAAACTTGTCCCCCCTCGTAAATTACACAATACGTCTTGGGGGTTCATTTGCCCCGCAGAGACTCCAGAAGGTGGCAGTATCGGTGTCGTCAAGAATATTAGCTATCTGAGTCACGTGACTATTCATAGCAATCCTGCGTCATTACACGCATACATCGATGAGTACATTGAACGTGTGGAGACACTGACCCCTCGCGACACATATCGCCAGGTGAAGGTGTTTGTCAACGGAATATGGGTTGGAATTACGCGCGACCCCCTGCGTTTGTATCGGGAGTTCAAGCTGAAGAAATGGCGTGGAATCATTAATATTTACACATCCGTCGTGT